GATAAAAAGCCCCAGCCGGCGCGCCAAAAACCCTATTATATAACTTTGTTTTACTCTCTGTGCGTTGATTTGAAAGAATGCCTATGATTAGCGTTAAGCCCAACTCGTCAGCTACTTTCTTTGAAAAATGGCACAATTTATTTGCTCTTCCGCCCCTTGCCTTCCTAAACTTAGGATGAACAAAAACCGTTCTCTCTTCGACTATTTCTTCATTACTATACCACAAAGAGCCGATTTTGAGCAAAACCAGACCTTCAAGGGCCTGACCAATCTCTCCAATAACGCCAATGACGCCACTACTCTGATGCAGGCAAGGCCATATATCAGCCAAAACCTTATTTAAATCTGGTTCAAAAAGGCCGTTTTCGCGGCAAACCATCATTAAAAGCTCCATAACGCCATCAACGTCTTCAGGTGTCGCCACCCGAACTTTAACTTCATCTGTCATGCGATTCCCCTTTAATCGCGTTTAGGACCAGGCAATTCTTTTAATGTCTGTATCGTTTTTGCCCGATATTTCTTTATAAACTCATCAAGCGTCGTATGCCCTTGGTCTATATTTCCGCCACCAATACGCGCCACATTCTGAGGAGTAATCACATATTCCCCGCCAGCTGCGACAATTTCAACGGGCTCGTCGCCTGGGCTTTTTTCCTGAATGCCAAAAATACTATTAGCAGCCTGGAACCCAGCCATAGTATTGCCTTCACCCATAGCAGAAATAATATCTGCTGGGATCACATATGCCCCAGAAGGAACATTAATTGGAAGGTGGTCAGTGCGGCCAGCCACATTGCTATGAATAGGCCCAACATGAATTTTTTCATTAATTTCTCCGCCATCTGCGCGAGACCTTCGCGCCTGTTCTAGAGCCGCGGCCACCGCTTGTCTTTGTTCATGGTTAGACCTCATCATTTCTCTGATATTTTCAGATATTGTTTCGTGGCTTGTCCCATGTTTCAGCGGCATGATCTTAATCCGTTGAATAAGTTAAATTGACATATTGACCCGTTCCAGGGACAACAACGAGCCCCGTATCAAATTTGGCGCCTATCTGATAAACGCCAACCAAATTTGGGACAGGAACAATTGCATTTGTAATTGCTGCATTTGATGTTGAAGATACGTTATAAATATAACCTGGAGATGTTCCGGCAGAAACAACAATCATGCTGACAAGCCTACCAGCCCCCACATAGATAACGGTTGAAGAAGTAACAGATTGGGACGTATATTGTCCCTCATTATAACTTTTGAGAGTCAGCCCAAGATTGTTAATGGCGATAACACCATTTTTTTGAACTGTTACGACATCATCAAGAGTAGCCACAGTTAGAACTTCCCATCTTGAGAGAAACGATACCTCATGGCGCCTATACGCCAGAATGACCCAAGATCGTTGCTTTCTATTTTTACAGAAAGTAATCGACCCCTAAATCTTGGCGTCAAAAATGTTGTGGCGTCAGTCATTGTGTAAGGACCATATGTTCTTACACCACCAGAAGCAGCAGATACAGCATAACCTGGATAATCGGCTACATAAAAAGTAAGTAAAACAGTCGCAGTTTGAGGCCCATTGAAATAGCCCCATTTCATATCAGGCCATACTTGATCAACAAATATTTTCCATTCCGCTTCAGAAATAACTGAATATCCTGTCTGGAAATAAGAGTTCATTGCCACAGGTGCGCCAGTTATAGGATCGGCAGCATCCTTTGATGTCTCATGTTGGAATATATAATTCCCATCTGATCCTATTGGCGGACCAAGAACAGATTGATTAACCCATGCTGTCCTGACAAGAGACCCGTAATCCCATATATCAAGATTAACATTATACTTTACATATTTACTTATTTCGCCACCGCTTGTGGTTGTTGGGTAATACCAAGAAATTTCACCAAAAGCTGAATTAGGAGCAACGCGTATTTTGCTTGAGTTTGAGAAATCAATATCCTGAAATATAACGTCCCAGATCGGGCATCTAACAACTTCTACTCCAGAGCCGCCAAGTCTATAGAACTGGTTTTGGCTCATCCAATAAATAATTCCATTAAGAGAAGCAGCAGCCTTTCTTCCAACTAATCCACAACCAACGCCAACTTCGTTAAATTGATAAACATATGGAGGTCCAACATATTGCATGGCCCATATGGCCAAATCTGTCCATACAAGACCCTGTTGCGGTCCCTGAATACATCCAACAATCCTTGACCCTTTTGGAAGTCGATAAGAACCTGCTTGATTTACAAGAGTCGCAGTCCAGGAATTATAATCCTCAACGTCACTCCATCTAATTAATAAAGGATCCTGGACGCCTTCAAATGTAGAGCCCCACGCAATTACCTGCCTTTGAGGCATTGCTACAAAAGCACCGTCATTTACAAATGGAGCATTTAAAATAAGATTTGCAACAGCAGAACTTGAGTTTGGAGACCATGAAAATAACTGACCTCCAACAGAACAAGCTATAAGATCACTACCCCAATTATCCAATGTCCAATCTACTGCAGATATTGCACTACCTGTATTAGGCGTAAATGTAGCAACGCCACCAACGCCATAACCGCCAGCTCCATACCCCCCAACGCCGTATCCAACAGTCGCGATAGCTGGTGATGGATTGATAAAATATTGATAACTTGCATACTTATTGTTTAAGTATCCACTTAACGCAAAAACATAACCTGATACAGATTGAGATCCCGTGGTAGAGCTTGCATATGAAACGCTATTTGATGTGTAAGAAGTAACAGTATATTCCCCATTATATCCGACAGGCGTTACTCCATATATAAGAACTGTGCTTCCAGGCTGAATGGCATATGTTCCACTAAATGATACAGTGGCAGTAGATCCATTGCCGCTTGTAGCAGTTGTTGGTGCAGACGTAGCAGCCGCAGAAGCAAATATTCTAAAATAATCTGGATCTGGAGGGTCTGCGGCGTAAACATTATACCCGCCTGAAAGAGTTATTGAACCAAGATTAAACGGAACAAGTATTGGGAATAAGTCTCCAGGGGCGTAATTATTCCCTGGCATATATACATTGACAAAAGCCTCGCCTGGATTGAAGGAAAACTCTGGCGATGTTCCACCATTAGTAACTGTAGCATTAGCTAAAACAGCATTTCCATTTATATCTGTAACAGAAACAGAATAATGATCTGTGTCTATTGATGTGCATGGATATTCGCCAAAGACTACAAGACCAGCAATTAATATTGGCACCTTTATAAAAACAACATCAAAACTACTAATATTTGATCCTGGATCATAAATTGTTACTACGTTTGATCCAGATGTCGTAGATGCGCTAATTAATGGTTGAGGATTAGATTGATACGTTCTTGGCGTAATAACTACAGGCTGCGCCGTTGAACTATTTAAACTATTATTAATGACAGAAAGAGCATCACCAGTTGTGCTTGATGCCTGATTGCCTATAGCTAAATGTGTTGTTGAGTTTACATCTTCCCACGCCCACAAAGCGCGTGTAATAGATGGGGCTGTCGCCGTAGCATTTGTGCCGACGCCAGGATATTTTGACCAGCCGCCAAGCTTCTGGACAAGACCTATACCCTGTTTATCGGGGACAAATCTGACAAGTTGAGAAGTAGAAATACCCGCCTCGTTAAGGGCGAGAGTTCTGTTTTCATCGACGCCTGGTAGAAGCTTTAAAGTTGCATGGGGCATCTATTAACCCCTCGTCGGAGTAGCAAATTTAGAAGAATCTTGCGACGACCAAGCAGCAGCCTCAAACTTCTTACGAGACTCTTCGCTAAGAGCAGACTTGAGAGCGTTTTGATAAATTGATTCCCAAGTCACCGCCATTTGAGGGTCGCTGGCGGCAGCTGAAGAAAAATTCCTTTGATAGCCAGAAATATAAATCATAGATGCCGCAATAAACACATCTGGAAGATAAAGGCCAATGAATGTTGATTTGTTTGTAGCTGACATACTTGCAGGTCGAAATGTTCCAATTATCTCAACCTGATATGTATCGTCTGAATATGGACCAACTAAAAATGTATAATCATCAAATGGGCAGAAATATTTAGGCTGACCCAGATTTGCCAATAATGAAGATCCGTAAACAGCATCCAGAAATTCTTTTGTTGTCGGCAATAATGGGACTCTTGACCCAAGATCTGGGTTTGTTGTCCCAGCCGGCGTAATGAGGTTTATTTGCTCTGCCACGACCAAAACACCGCCGCCCCATTCAGCTCCAGCAAAGTTTGAACCAGATGGGACAGAAATTATTCTTGTCCCAATTGGAATGTTATAGCTGGAATTGGCGACTGACGAAAAAAGAAAGTCAACTTCGCGATAAATCCTATTTTCGGCATAAGTTATCATTTGTGGCAAAATAGCCAAAAATGCCGAATCTGTCGGGTCGACAACGGCCAAAGTGGCAATCTGGCCTATGTAGCTTGTTGTCCCAGAAATAGTGCCATCGTAACTAACGCCAGTCGTCATCTTTCGCCCCGCTTGTTAGCGTTAGTTTACCATAAGACGGGCTCAAATGGCTACTTTTTGACCCATCCGCATTTTAGGGCCACCCCTACCGCATTGTGCTCACGGATCTGAGCTCGCGTCGGCGCCGTATCATGTCTTGAATAATATATGGCTCTAGCTGCTTCGCAAAAAGAAACGTGGTTAGTCTCTGATGAAAGGGTCGTCGACTGGCACGCCGTCAGGCTTACCAGCGACATCAGCGCGAACAGCCTCACGAGCAGCGATGGCAATTTGTGCCTCATGAGCTTGGTCTTTCAAACTTTGCAATTGAGCCTGGGCTATGCCCGACTGCACGAGCTGTTGCTCATGCAGCCAGTTAAATAAACTAACAACCGCAGACATGAGCCCGCTAAGGAGGCTTATGACTGTGGATATTAGAGCCGCACTCATTTGCCAGGAACGCCTGCAGTTGATGCGTCCTTAGCAGATACAAGGCCGATAGCCGCAAGGATCATAGCGATCTGCGATCCGGCGTCTGAAGGAATAGCCAAGCCCGGGACGTTGATCCCAAAATAATGCAAGACAACCAGCAGGGCCAATAGAAGGCCAGAAGCTGTCGTTTTCCAGTTCGCCACGAAGTATGTCTGAATAAGATTACCCATTTTTCTCTCCTTTAACCAACATTAGCATATTGAAAATGCATGGAATCAGGCCTGTGAGCCCATGTTCCACCCCAGGTCCAACCCTCTGACTCAAACGCCTTTACTAATGGATTTTGATGAGTAAAGAACCCATGGCTTGACCCAAGAGGGTTGTGAGGAGCATCAAAATCAATAGCCAGACCATAGGCGTGCATAGACGTTGCCCGCAATCCACGCATTTGCCTGATCACCCAATCACCACTGAACTGATCAGCATGTATCTGGTGAATCTTAGCAGGGTCTTGATTACAAGCCGCCCAAGTCTTTTCAATGACATTTCGTAAACTGTCAGCAGCAATCTTATTAATTTTGATATATGGTATGTGAATATCGCCCATTACCAATTGCCATGGCGTCGTGACATGGACAATATTCTTCTCGCCCCATCCTGGCGCAGCAGGGTTGCCAAAAATGGAAGCGCATTGGGATTGTTTTGGGATAGTCATGATATTGTTCCTTATTGTGTTAATTGAGTTATTGGTTGTAATATTAAAGAATGAGGATCAATTGGCTTAGGAGTATCGGCATCAATTTCTTCTTGTGTTTTTGGAACAACAGTCATTGTTGTAATATCTATTTTATGATTTTTGTAATTGATTTGGCTTGGTATTTCTAAAACCAATTCACCATTAGATTTACGTTGTTCAAAGTAAATTTCTTCTTCGCAAACTTGTCCAGTTACCTTGCCATTTTGAAGATACTGTAAAAATACTTTCATTGTCATCTTTGGAGTCCCCATACCAAAATACTTACATCCGATGTAACAGAAGCGACAACTTGCACTGTTGCAGAAGTAATTCCAGCTGGGACTAAATAATTATATTGAATAGTTCTGGGATATAAATTTCTATTTCCCGAAAATCCCCATACTGGAAACCCATAATAAGGAGATCCGCTTGTGTTATTCGCACTCGCATATAATGTAGTAGTATAATAACCATACGGCGTTAAAAAACTAGATAAAACAGGAGATGCGCTTGCATCTGCATAAATAGTTGCACTATCAACATTTGTCCCGTTGACATTAAGATTTAATGCTCCCGAAGAAGATGATGTATTCAAAACACCATTAAATAACCCAAGAATACAAATGGATGTTCCCGGAACAGTTGTAAGATTAACTGAAGCTGTTCCCGTATTTGATGAAGCTGCAGCGACTCTAGAAACGGCATATTGAGCAATGTTGTTAGTCTCAACACCACCAACGGTAATTTTATCAGTCGTAATTGCCTGAGCATTAATTGTTAATGTTGTAATTGCGTTGGCTAATATTTTATCTGTCGATATTGATCCAGCCGCAATTGTATCCGCCGTAACAGAGCCGGCAGCCAGTAGATTTG